GCACTAGATCCAACCCTTGCCTTAGACATAGAGAACCTACAAGCCACCTGTCGGACGTGTAACCGTCAAAAGGGGATCAGACACCGTCCAACGCCCAAAGTCCCGCAGAATGCCGTTCAGCCCCGTTTTTTTGCAGGCACACATCCACACCCGCCCGCAGGCGGGATTTTATCCCCGATGAAACGAATTGATCCATGACCCAAAAGAAAATTCCCGGAATCTTCGACAATTGCCAGATTTCATTGAATAACGCTGGCTCTTGGATTGGTCCAGCCGATCTAGGTGCTGTCACGACTTTATTGAGATTGGCACGTCTAATCGATGACCTTCTTGACATGGGCGAAACGAAAGATCTTGCGCCGTTGCTGTCCAGGCTCTCGACGATCATGGATCAGCTGCAACTTACCCCGAAGTCTAGAATTGATCAGGACCTATCAACCAAAAAGGAAGAATCCAATGGCGACGAATTCCAAAACACTTATCTACGGATCGTCAACACCGCGGATCCAGTCAAGTCCAGTCAAGGCAAGAAGCCTGGGTCCCCTGGTAAGTGAACTTGCGGATCATATTGGCGTCCCGTTTATGCCGTGGCAAGATCACGTCATGGAAGATGCCTTGAAGGTAGATGATCAAGGAAAGTGGATTCGAACAACGACTGGGATCCTAGTTGCCCGTCAATCAGGCAAGTCGCACCTGGTACGGATGCGGGTCCTGGCGGGGTTGTATCTATTCGGCGAAGCGCAGGCATACGGCATCGCGCAGAATCGTCGATTGTCAATCGATCACTTATGGAAGATCGTTGACATGGCGGATTCCGTTGCCTGGATGCGGAAACGAATCAAAAGAATTTCCCGGACGAACGGATCTGAATCAATCGAAGTCTGGTGTCATCATTATCCGAACGAATGCGACGGACCTTGTAACCGTGTCCGCAAATTTGGCGTCTTAGCTGCAACCGCCGACGGGGCGCGTGGCGCGTCAGCGGATTTCCTATGGGTTGATGAATTGCGCGAAATTCAAGAATCGGTCTGGTCCGCAGCTGCGCCGATTACCCGCGCCAGATCCAATCCTTCGACATGGGTATCAAGTAACGCGGGCGATTTGACTTCGACGGTCCTAAATGATTTACGCAATCGCGCACTTGCCGACGATAATCCACGACTGGGATGGTATGAATGGTCTGCCGAACCTGGATGCCGAATCGATGATGTCAAAGCCTGGCAACAAGCCAATCCCGCGCTAGGTCACACCGTTCAAATTCAATCCCTTGAAGATTCGGTCGCCCGTGATCATCCTGACACCATTCGGACGGAACTATTGTGCCAATGGATTCAAGCATTGGACAGCCCCTGGAACATGGACGAATTCGACGCGGGAACGGATCGGACCCTTGTCCTGGATCCGTCAGGCGTTCCAACATGGGCAGGCTTGGATCTTGTATTCAATCGAACCGAAGCCTTTTTGGTAACGGCGCAAGAAGTCGAAGGGAAGCTGCGGGTATTCCTTCATCAATGGAAAAAGGATGGGCCGATCAATGATCGCGAACTTGCTTCCGAAATTGCTATCATCGCCAGACAATACAAAATCCGACAGATTGCATTCGATCCAAATACCGGTGGATTCATCGCGCCATTACTTCAAAAGGCAGGGATTAGGATGGAATCAACACCGTGGTCGTCCGCCTATTTCGCCACACTATGCGACGTCACTATGTCATCGATGAACGCGGGCAGAATTGTCCACACGGGACAAGTCGAACTTCGGACCCATCTTGCAGCTTGCGCCAGGCGTCCCGCGTCCGATGGTGGATGGCGAATTGCCCGTCGCGCTAGTCAGACACCAATTTCCGCAGCTGTCGCGATGGTCTTAGCCGTAGGACACGCGGAAGCACCGCGGACGAATGTCGTGTCCGCTGTCGTGTAGTATCGATACGATCCCGAAGGTATCTTGGCATTTTCGGGATTCTTTATGTAACAACACGCGTCAAAGTGTTTCATTATTTGCATTCAACGAAATAAACATTAACGATGAGATCATGGGATTCTTGAATGCGTTTCGCATCGTCAACGATGATTCATATTCGCCAGGCATGACCGTTCGTGCTTCCACTATTTCCGACATTCCATATTCCGGACTAACTTCCGCCTGGGGATTCCCTGGCGAAGTCCCGAATGTTGTCACCGTAACCCGTGAGCAGGCGATGACGGTCCCTGCCGTTGCCCGCGCCCGTGGCATCCTTGCAGGATCAATCGGAACAATCCCATTAGAATCCTTTAATCGCATTACAGGCGCAAGGATCACAAACCGCACACTTATTGAACAACCTGATCCCGCACTTCCGCGCATCAACACGATTTCGTGGTTAGTTGACGATCTGATGTTTTATGGCGCAGCTTATCTTCAAGTCTTGGACGTTAGCCTAGAAGATGGACGCCCATACCGCGCCCGCCGAATCAATCCTGGACGCGTCAATTGGAATGTAAGTCCCGACGGCACAATGATCACGTCCTACAACGTGGACACAAAACCCGTTCCGAATACGGGTCTAAATTCCTTAATCGTATTCCAATCAATTGAAGAAGGCTTAATCGCCCGCGCTGGTCGAACAATTAAGACAGCAATTGAATTGGAACAAGCGTCTTATCGAATGGCGTCCGAACCCGTTCCACAAATGGTCCTAATGAATGAAGGCATGAACCTGCCAGGCGATCAGGTCGCAGGTCTAATGGATACCTTCAAGCGCGCCCGCCGTGAACGATCCACCGCATACGTCGAAGGACCGATCAAGTTAGAAGTTGTCGGTCTAGATTCTGCCCAAATGCAAATGGTAGAAGCCCGTCAATTCTTATCTGCCGAAATTGCGCGAACTTGCGGAATCCCTGCCTGGTACTTAAACGCCGAATCCGCTTCAATGACTTATTCCAACGTAACCGCCGAACGTCGATCCCTTCTTGACTTCGGACTACGCCCATACATTTCCATCATTGAAGATCGCCTATCGATGGACGATGTAACACCGCGCAATCAGATCGTCCGATTTGCAATTGACGATTTCCTACGCGGAAACCCAATGGAACGCGTGGACATCACCATCAAATTATTGGACGCAGGAATTATCGATCTTGACGAAGCCCGTCAGATGGAAGATCTTGCGCCACGGGGGACCGAACCTGCAACCGATAACGGCACAACACCGCCGTCACAAACAAGGGAAATTCCAACACAATGAAATTAGAATTCAGCGCACCGATTACAGCTGCGAACGTGGAAGATAAGACAATCACCGGAATCGTTGTCCCGTTCGGTAAGCCAGGCGCGACATCGATGGGACCTGTCGTATTTGAACTTGGCTCTGTCAACGAAATCGATCCCGCTTCCGTCAAACTTCTATTAGAACATGACAATCGTCGTCCGATTGGCAGAGCCATCAACTTCACCGTTACGCCTGGCGGAATCAACGGCACATTTAAGATCGCCGAAACAACCGCAGGCGCGGACGCACTTATCGAAGCATCGGAAGGATTGCGCGATGGTCTATCTATCGGCGCGATGATCGATGCCCATGAAATTCGTGACGGGATCATCCACGTCACGTCTGCACGAATGATCGAAACTAGTCTGGTGACATCACCTGCCTTCGATGATGCCCGTGTCACACAAGTCGCAGCTTCGGAACCCGAAGATGACGAAACACCCGAAACGATCGAGGAGATCGAAACTATGTCAGAACAACCAATCGAAGAAGTCGAAGTGGCTTCGGACGTGGAAGCATCAAAGGTCCAGGCGTCAAACTTCGGATCACCAATCTTCACACAGCCACGCGCACTTCCGGAATTGACCGCTGGTCAATACGCACACAAGATGATCCAGGCACAACGTGGATCACGCGAAGCCCGTGAATTCCTAACAGCTGCGGGCGAAGCAACAACCACCGACAACGAAGGTCTTATTCCTGTACCATTCCTTCGCGAAGTTATCGGCGTCGTTGATTCATCCCGTCCATTCATCGACAGCATTACCCGCGCAGCTCTTCCAGCTGCGGGAATGTCATTCCGCATTCCGCGTTGGGTAACCCTTCCTAGCGTTGCGGAAGCTGCCGAACTAGCACCAATTTCAGACACAATGACCGAAATTGACGATCTAGTTGTTGACGTGGTCAAATTTGCTGGACAACAGCGCGTTTCAATCGAACTTCTTGAGAGAAGCGATCCGTCGTATCTCAATGAATTATTGCGTGGACTTGGCGCGAAATATGCGCAGGCTACTGATTCCTACGCATTCGATGAAGTAATCGCAACCGCAGCTACATCATCAGGCGGAACCCTTTACGCAGCTATCGCAGACGGAATCGCAGATTCCGGAAACGTAATGCGTTTCGATCCGAACCGTTACCTTGCCGATCCTGGCAACTTCGCGACCGTATTGGGCGCAACCGATCTTTCAGGTCGTCCGTTGTTCTCAGCCATCAACCCATCTAATGCAGCTGGCGCGATAACTGGATCACGCGGAAATGTCGCTGGTCTTGACTTGTATGTTGATTACAACATCGACACAGGTGTAGGCGTCCAGGGTCTTGTTTACCCTGATGCAGCTGCGACATTCTATGAAAGCGGAACCGCACAAGTCCGCGTCAATGTGATCGACACTATGACCGTGGAAATCGCTGTCTATGGCTTCGTCGCATTGGCTAACAAGTACCCAACCGCGTTCCGCAAGATTACATAATCGGACGCTAGTTGAAACATCGTGAAGGGGATCGTCCTGGTCCTGAACGGTCCCCTTCACTTCAATCAAAGGAATTCAGATGGCACTTATTGATCTCGAAGATTTTAAGGATGTCTTAGGCGTAGGCGATATCTACCCTGACGCACAACTTGAATCGGCGATGGAATCTGCCGAAAATCTAATTCTAGGATTCTTAAACTTTCATCGTGCTTCAATTGTTGCCGTCAGATTAGCGTCTAACGTTGCAACCTTTACAACGCGAAGTCAACATGGATACGTCGTAGGACAACAAGTGACAATCAGCGAAGTCGGAAACCCCTTCAACGGAACCCGCACGATCACCGCTGTCACGGGTTACACGTTCCAGGCATCGATTACCAATGCAGACATTCCGCGCCGATTGAATATTCCGGACGGCAATTGCATCCTTCAAGGTCAATCGACTTATTACGACACAAACGAAAATTGTCGGACCGCAGCTCTTATGGTCGCCGTGGACATATGGAACGCACGTCAATCAGCATCAGGACAAATGCAGGCTGTCGATTTTAACCCTGGACCTTACCGAATGGGGCGATCATTGTTGTCCCGTGTGGTCGGATTGATCAGCGAATACCGCGATCCGAATTCGATGGTCGGATAATGGCTAACCGTCTAAGCGATGCCCGCGCAGCTCTAAAGACAACGCTGGAAGCGTTAGGCTACATCGTCTATTCCGCACCGCTTGAAAACATGACCCCGCCTTGCTTGATTCTAGTCCCTGCGTCGCCTTATGCGTCCATCGTGACCATTGGCGCAATCCCTAAGATGATCCTGTCATTTCAGGTGACATTGTGTGTCGCAGCTAATGACAATCAGGCAGCTCTTACAAACTTGGACGCGATGATTGAAAACGTGTCCGAACATCTTCCGACGGGAATCCGCGTCGGGGACTTTACACAACCGAAGATCGCACAGGTCGGACCGAACGATCTACTATCAACCGACATTCAATTCGATGTCACTATCTAAGGAAATGAAATGGCATTAACCTACGTCACAGGGCATGATCTAGCCCTAACAATAGACGGCGATTCGTATGACGATGTCGCAGCTTCGGTCACACTAGCCGTCGAACCAAATCAGCAGGTCTTGGAAGTATTGTCAGGACGCGCATACAAGACGATCGACTACACCGCGACGCTATCCGTGGAACTTTATCAGGACTGGGGATCAACAACACCTGCGTCCGTGTGTGAAGCCCTATTCGATGCAGCTGGCGCAGCTGGTGACACACCTATCGCGTTTAGTTTCACAGCAGGCGGATCCGTATTCACCGGTGACATCTTCCCGAACTTCCCAGAAGCGGGTGGCGCAGCTACGGACGCATTGACCGTGACCGTTGAATTCGTCGTCGTTGACGGCGCCGTTTCGCGGGCATAACGAAAGGAATCAGGACCAATGAAAATCCAAATCAAAATTAAACATCCCGATCACGGCGTGATGGTCGTGACCACGTTGCCCGCCGATCTCATGAAATGGGAACGGATGACGAAATCAAAGATGACCGATCTTGTCGAGAATCGGCGGGTTGACGGGGAAGATGTTGTCAAAGTCAACATGGGATTTGAAGATCTTATGGTCATGGCGTTCGCCGTATTACAACGCGGAAATCAAACCGACAAAAAATTCGATCTATGGGCGAACGAATTGGAATCCGTCGAATTGGTGGGAATTGATGAAACGGATTTTACGGAAACGGCACTATCGGACGAACCATCGCCGATCTTGCCGTCGAAGGAATAGTCAAGATCAACCTGGAAGATCTTGATTGGGAATTGTTAGGGACTATCCAGAAAATAAGAATCGAAAATTCGAAAAGGAAATGACATGGCATCGAGCGAAGCGATTAAGGTGGATCCCGCCGAATACGCTTCAATCTTGCGTTCGTTGAAAAACCTTCCAAAAGGCGCGTCCGATGATTTACGTCAGACCGCGATTGGGATTGCAGATTCAATCATGGTGCCTTCAATTCAATCAGCCATTAGTCAACACGCTGGAAACTACGCGACCAAATTGAATCAGGCTGTCAAGGCAGGACGCGACAGAATTCCGAAGGTAACAATCGGATCAAAGTCCGTCGCGTTTAGTGGTGGCGCGTCAACAAACTTCATTCGTTTCGGTACGATTAAAGGCGTGTATCAAAGTCAACCTTCCGCAGCTTCCACCGGTAGATTTCAATTTTGGGCGCAAGGCGTTCGTCCAGGCTGGACCGATACAGCTGCCAATTCTTACACGGAACCAACATTCCAGGCGTGGCAAAATGGCGTCAATGATGTCGTCGATAAATGGAATCGGGGGTCTGATTACTAATGGCAACTAAAGGCGTGGGTCGTCCATTAACGATCTTATTGCAGGCAGACACAACGGGATTCGCTAAAGGCATCCAGGACGCGCAGACAGGCGTTAAGAAAATGTCTAAGTCTGTCAATAGAGCTGCGCAAGTCGCTTCGGTTGCATTGGCAGGATTGACCGCCGTTGCCGTCGATTTTGCGAAGGCAGCTGCCGAAGATGAACAATCAGCCCGCGTCCTGGCGCAAACCTTAAAGAACACAACAGGCGCAACCGAAGCACAAACACAAGCCGTCGAAGATTACATATCAGCGACATCCCTTGCATTAGGTATCCAGGACGACAAATTGCGTCCGTCATTGGGTCGATTATTACGATCGACCGAAGATGTCGCCGAAGCCCAAAAACTATTGAATCTAAGCCTGGACATTTCCGCAGCTACGGGCAAGGATGTCGATGCCGTTGCGAACGCATTAGGCAAGGCATACGACGGAAATGCCGTGGCACTTGGAAGATTGGGATTAGGGGTTGATTCGTCGATCCTAAAGTCAAAAGACTTCGGCGTTGTGTATGACGATCTTGCGAAGAAATTTGATGGATTTGCTAAGACGGAAGCAGCTACAACGCAAGGATCATTCGCACGATTGACCGTTGCCGTTGACGAAGCGAAAGAATCTATCGGATATGGATTGCTTCCGTTCGTGGGTCCCCTGGCGGATAGTCTTGCCAAACTTGCGCCCATTATTGAAGATAATTCCGATCTAATTTTGAAGATTGGGATTGGGGTCGGCGCATTATCCGTCGCCATTATCGGATTGAAATTTGCTTTAGCTGCCACCAATGCCGTCATGGTCATTTCAACGGTTATCGGTGCAGCTCTAAAGATCGGATATTTGACGCTAGCAGCTGCGACAGGATCGGCGACCGCAGCTCAAACCCTGGCGGAACTTACTTACAAGAAATCCATCGTTGCCCTAGTTGCGTACAATGTCGCGATGGCAGCTCAAAAGGTTATTCTAGGGGTTGTCACAGCTGCCCAATATGCCTTCAATCTTGCCTTGTCATTGAACCCAATCGGATTAGTCGTGATCGCCGTTGCAGCTCTCGGAGCTGCCTTCGTCCTGGCTTACAAGAAGATCGAACCGTTTCGGGATCTTATGGATTCGATCTTCCAAAAGATTAAGAACATTGGAACCGCAATCAAAGAATCGCCTGTCGGTCAAGCAATCGCGAAGGCGTTCGACGGATTCCGCGCAGCTGGTGGACCCGTTCGCCAGGGTCGATCCTATGTCGTGGGTGAGAACGGTCCGGAATTATTTACAGCCAATACATCAGGGGCAATTTCGCCGTCAGGATCCTTCGGTGGTGGTGGCGGGGTGAACATTACTATCAACGGCGCAATCGATCCCGAAGGTGTCCGTCGAAGCCTTGAAACGCTATTCCAGAACAGCGCACGTCGGACAGGTCCCGTCAATTTTGCAGGGGCTAGATTGTGACGTCCTACGATCCAAATCCTTCGGTCTTTATCAATTCTACCCTAATTGATCCATCGATTGTCATTGACGACATTAGCATCACAATGGGACGTCCAAACATACTTGAACAACCGTCACCAGGTTATGCCCGCGTAATCTTATGGACCACCGCAGACAGCGCAATTGACGTGTCATTGTCGCAAGAATTGCAAATCATGATCGAAACACCTTCGGCAGGTGATACATCGATCTTCAACGGTATCATCAGCGACATCGGAATTGAACTTGCTGATTACGGTGACATTGGCAATATCACGACGTACACTTTGACCGCCGTTGGACCCCTGGCATCGCTAAATCACAAATTGGCGGGATCGAATAATTACCCGAAGGAATTTGAAGGCGACCGCATTCTTTCAATCTTGACTGAAGCCTTTTTGACCGAATGGGACGATGTTTCGGCAGCTCTTACCTGGGCAGATTTGCCAGATGAAGTCAGCTGGAATTCTTACGATGGCGTAAATAATGCAATCGTGACATCCCTGGCAACAGACATCGACACACCTGGCGTCTATGAACTAAAGGCATACACGGACGGCGACGCGAATGCGTTGACCCTTGCCCAAGAAGCTGCACAATCAGGACGTGGCGTCCTAAGTGAACGCGGGGACGGATCCTTGCATTACGACGACTATTCAGCGCGGGCAGGCTTCACGGCGTTAAATTTGACCGAAGATGACATTCTTGCATCAGGATTGAAAACAGCTGCACAATGGGCGGAAATTGTTAACGATGTAACCGTCACCTATCGCGCAGGCGAAGCCAATTCACGCGACGAACAATCGATCATTCTGTACGGTCAACTTTCCGGAACGCGTGACACAACGCTTCACAATTTAGTTGATGCCGAAACACAAGCGGATCAATTCACCGAAGCACGCGCATATCCACGCGTCTATCCCGAACAATTCATCATTCCGTTACATAGTCCAACCGTGTCAAATGCAACGCGTGACGCGTTAGCGGACGTCTATTGCGGACTACCTATCACGACTTCGGATCTGCCTGCCGTATTTGGAACAACCTTCGAAGGATACGTCGAAGGATGGTCATGGGCAATCCGTCAAAAACA